TATTTTGGCTTTCCTATTCAAAGTGGTAGTAATCATCAACCTGCTTCTGTTACTCAGGCTTGTTTAATTCAATCTGCTAGATTTTGGCAGAGAAAGAATAGCCCAATGGGTTTTTCTGGTAATCCTGAAACAGGACAAGCTCCTGTAATATTTTTAAGTGAATTAGATCCAGATGTAAAAACAATGCTAAAACACTATAAGAAATCAACAACAACTCTTGCTTCAGGCAGACCATACACAGGACTTACTGCAATAAATAATCAAAGACAGTATGGTGTATGAAACTAACTATCAATGGAGCTTTAGACTTATCTAGGTCTATTAATTCACAAACAATCTGGAATAAAAGAAGTAATGATTACTTCAATGAATTAGCAAAAGAATTAAAACAAGATTCTTTAAATGCTTTAGAAAATAAGCCATCTCCTAGATCTCAAGCAGGTAGAGGCAATAAAAACACAGGTGCAACTAGGAGAAGTGTCTTTACAGCTAAGTTAGGCAATACAAATAGGCTAAGAATGTCTGAGGGCTTTAAATTAGCTACAGATAGACAATATGCTCCTTTTATTCATGGTAAGCCAATATTTAGAGGATTTAGCCCAATTAGGAGAACTAGACCATTCTTTCCACCTTATCAAGAGGGATCTAGTCTTGCTAAGTGGGCTAAGAGAGGACAACCTAAACTTAATCCATTCTTAGTTGCTAGAGCAATATCTAAGAGAGGTTTAAAAATGAAGCCATTTATTGGTGGTGTTGTCTATGAGAAACAGAAAGAGATTAAGGACAGAGGGCAAGAGATGTTAGAATTAATTGCAAGAGATATAGCTAGGAGTGTTAAATAATGGCTTTACTTACATCAATTAGAGATGGGCTTAAAACTAATTTAGAAACAATTTCAGGTTTAACTGCTTATGAGTATGTGCCAGATTTTATAGATCCACCTATTGCTTTAGTAGCTCCATTAAACAGTTTAAATTATGATTCAACAATGGCTAGAGGTGCTGATACTTATGAGATTCCTATAGTAGTATATATTTCAAGAATAGATGCAGAAACAGCACAAGATGGAGTAGATGCTTATTTAGCTTCAACAGGAGCAACTTCTGTTAAAGCAGCAATAGAAAGTGATCCTACTTTGGGAGGTGCAGCAATGTCTGTTAGAGTAATAAGTGCAACAGATTATGGAGAATATGAAGTAACACAGGGAACTAGCTTTCTTGGTGTAACATTCAATATAGAGGTAATAGCATAATGAAAGTAAAAATTTTAATAGGTAGTGATTTTTCACTAGATAAAAAAGATAAAAGGGTAGAGGCAGGAGAAGTTCTTGATTTACCAGATAAAATAGCTAAAGCATTGATTAAGAATAATGCAGCAGAAAAGTTTGATAGTAAAATGATGAAAGAGGAAGAAGAATAATGCCAACTTTTAATCATGGAAAAAATGCAGTAGTTTTATTAGATAACACTAATCTTTCAACTACTCTTACAGATGCAGCTTTATCATTAACAGCAGATGTAGCTGAAACTTCTACTTTTTCTGGTGGCATAAGTGCAGGAAAAACTTATGTTGCAGGACTTAAAGATGGCACAGTTACTCTTTCAGGTTATTTTGAGAGTACAGATCCTGATGCAGATGCTGAGTTTTTATCTCAGCTAGGAGGATCTGGATCAGCATTCTCTATTGCACCTATTGGATATACCAGAGGGAATGCTGTATCTTTTGGTAATGTAATAGGAACTTCTTATGATAGAAGTGCAGATGTAGGCTCAGTTGTTGCAGTAGCAGTAGCATTCCAATTTGATGGAGATGCTTATAATGGTAAGTCTTTACTTACTCCAACTGCTGTAACAGGTAGCTCTAATGAAGCATCAGTTGATTTTGGAGCTGCAGGAACTAATGGTGGTGCAGGAGTTCTACATTGTACAGTAAGTTCTGGAAGCCCAACATTAGATGTTAAAATACAAACAAGCACAGATGAAGCTGTTTGGAGTGATTATATAACTTTCACTCAAGCAACAGGAACTACATCTGAGCTTATAACAAGTGCAACTAATCCTAATCAGTATGCAAGAGCAGTTCTAACTTTTGGAGGAACAGGCTCTATAACTGCTGCTATAGGTTTTGCACATAAATAAGAAAATATAGGAGAAAGATAAATGCCAACATTTACACATGGAAAGAATGCAGCTTTTAAAATAGATGACTCTGGAGGAACATTAAGAGATATCTCTGATGTTTTAACAGATGTTGCTGTTTCAAGAACAGCTGATGTTGCTGAGGTATCAAGTTTTTCAAATTCTAGCAAATCTTTTGTTAGTGGTTTGACTGATGCTAATTTGACAATTTCTGGTAGCTATGATGCTACTGTTGATGGTTACTTATCTGGAATACTTGGTGTTGAGGGATCTTTTGAGTTCTATCCAATAGGAACTACAGGAGGAAATCCTAAAGTAACAGGAGAATGTATCATGACTTCTTATGATAGAACTCCAGATGTAGGGGGAGCTGTTAGCTTTACTGCATCTTTTCAAGTTTCTGGAGATGTAACTGAAACAACTGCTTAGAATATAAGTAGTTAAAACAGGAGGCATTAATGAAAAGACTTAGCTTAGATGATATATCTAATGCTCCATCTCTACCAGAGAAAGAAATTGAGATACCTGAATGGGATGCAACAGTATTAGTTACAGGTTTAACTAAAGCTGATGCAGTAGAAATCAATGAACTATCTGAAAAAGATGGAGTTAGAGATGAAGTTCTTTTTGAGAAACATTTACTTCTTAAAGGATTAAAAGAGCCACAATTTGATGATTTAGATCAAGTTGAGGAGTTTTACAGTAAAGCTACACCATCAATAGTAGATAAAGTGCTTATAGGCATCTATAGGTGTATGGCTTGGACTAAGGAGGATCAGGCTTCAATAGCCTCTGAGTTTCCAGAATAATACAGAGTTGGCTTTTGAATTTAGACTAGCTTTAGATTTGGGCATGACAGTTGATGCTCTTAGAAAGTCTATGAGTATGCAAGAATTTGAGTCTTGGAAGTTATACTACATAGATAGAAACAAAAAAGAGCAGAAAGCTATCACAGAGGCTAATGCTAAAGCTAAATTGAGGAGATAATGGCTAGAGCAACTTTAGAGATGTTCCTAAAGCTAACAGGAGCTAATAAAACATCTCAGGGATTAGATAAAGTATCTAAATCAACTAAACAATTAGATGCTGATGTTAAAAATTCAACTAAACAAAATGCAGAATTTGCTGCAGGTATGTCTGGATTATCTAAAGCAGCTATTGCAGGTGCATCTTTATTTGCTGCTAAATCAATACTTGAATTTTCTAAATCTGCTTTAGAAGCTGCTGTTAGTGCAGAAGAAGCAGGAGCAGCTTTTGATACTACTTTTGGTACTGCAGCAGAAAGAGCTACTGTATTTCTTGAGGGGTTTGCTAATAAAGCAGGTTTAACTGTAGGAGAGGCACAACAACTTCAAGCAACATTAGGTGCTGTTGCACAGGGTATTGGTTTTACTCAAGAAGCTTCTGCAGATTTATCAATAGAATTAACAAAAATAGCTGCTGATGTAGCTTCTTTCTCTAACATCTCAGCAGGTGCAGAGCCTGTATTACAAGCATTTAGATCTGCATTAGTTGGAGAAAGAGAAGCTCTTAAAACTTATGGTATAGCTATTACTGAGGCAGAGGTACAAACTAAGGCATTTGAACAAACAGGAAAAGATAATGCTGATGCTTTAAATAGACAAGAAAAAGCATTAGCCACATTAACTCTTATACAAGAAAAAGCAGCAGTACAAATAGGAGATTTAGATAGAACAGCACAATCTTTTGCTAACCAATCCAGAGCTTTAAATGCTGAACTTAGACAATTAAATGAAGAAATTGGACAGGAATTAATTCCTATTGCTACAGAATTATTACCAATATTTAGAGAGTTTGCTTTTGAAATAGCTCCTGCATTAGTAAGAGGATTTGGTGGATTCTTTAAACAAATATCAGATATTACTTTAGGTTTAAAACAATTTAGACAAGAAACTTCTTTACTT